CCACCTGTGCGAACTGGATGGCCCATGCTTTGAAGCGGCAGACCATCAGCCAAATACCATTTTGGCTGGATTACCTTCACCGGCATGATGTTGGCAGCTTTGACAATCGCAGGCGCTGCTACAAGGCCGAACAAGCCGGTGAGGAATTTGCGGCGCGGCATGATGAGATCAGTCACAGCCCTTCTCCCTCGTTGTATTCTACATCGACCATCAAGCGAGCTATTGGCTTCTTCACGCGATAGTTCGCCCAATAATCTGCCGCTGCTTTTATGCTGAACGCTTCGACATAAACATCATTCGCGCCTATGTTGATGTACAATGTTCTTTGTATGCTTTTAGGTTCATATACTGGATCATCTTTCCAATAATCTCCCTCAAGTGTTCTTCTGGCAAGATCTCGATATTTCCAGTTCATCCTCACATAATCTATCTGATAGTTCTCATCATATTGAACAGTACCAGAACCAGAAATCCACCTCAGTGCATTTTGCAGTTTTTCTATACGGTTCTTGAGATGATCAATTTCTTCGTTCTGATCATTAAGCAGCTTTTGCACTCGCGATGCTTCAGTCATCTTTCTTCTCCATTTGTCATTGAGCTTCTTTCCGCAAAATTTCGCGAATGCAGTCTCTCACTTCATCTTCATAAGCTTTTTGATAACCTTCTATTATTTCGCGTGGAGTAACGCTAACAATAATGTCTGCTGTTACCAATGCTAATGCAGTTAACATGCAGGCATTTGACTCAAGCACACCTCTCCCACCTTTTTCATCTTTTTTTCTTTGAGCTTTAAAAACGTCCATTAAGTTAGACCTAAGGCGTTCTATTTTTTGTTCCATTATTTGCTCTTTTGTCATCACTTCTTCTCCATCAGTTGCTTCAGTTTGGCTTTGTTCTCATCATCCAGATAGTAGCCGATGCCGCGCCACGTCTTGATCTCGATGCCGTACTTCCTCATCTTCTGACGCAGCTTCCAGATCGACACCCTATTGCGCAGGGCCTCGTGATTGATGTCCGTGTAGCGGCTGTACTTGTCGCCCTGCTCGGTGATCCGGTCGAGGTAAGCGTAGTCGGCTATCTTGCGGCTGTAGATGCCCATCAAGAGTTTCATCTGGTTCTTGGAGAGGAGGTGCAGGAAGGTTGCGTCGGTGGCCACCATGTCTTCACGAAGCTGGCGAACCTCTTCCTCCAGCTCGGCGATGCGGTCTTGAAGCTGCTGGATCGTCTCAGGCATCCCGCATCTCCCTCAACAGCGTCTTGCCTTCCCAGTAATCCACCGGCCTCATACCCGCCGCCTGGCACACCGCAACCTCTTCTTCGGTCAGGTTCTCTTTCACAAACCTCTTGATCCCGTTCAGAACGGTCGTGTGATCCCGATCACCGCACAGGCGCCCGATCTGGCTAAGGGACCACCCATGGGCCGAAAGCTTGGCGTAAATCTCAAAGCGACACTTCGTGTATTTCCACTTCTGAGACTTGCCAGAAGCATCTTTCCAACTGATCTGATGCTTTTCAAGGATCGGTAGGATCTTATCCTTCACCTCAGTCGTGCTGCGCAGGCCCCTCATGATCTCAGGCATCGGCGCCGCAGCCAGAGCCGTGAGTGGGGGCGTCACAAGAACCTCCACAGGAGGCTCAGGGATGGGCTCTGGGGCGGGTTCTAACAGCAGTTGGGGCTTGGGTGGCGGGCCTGCATTCAGGCGGGCCCTGACGGCCTTGTAATGGGCGTTGAGATCCATCAGAACGTCAGACATTATTCTCTCCCAAGGCAGCAATGACAATACCATCTATCTCACTACTGTAACGATCACGCTTGTTGTTGACCTTGGTGATCTCCCGGAGCGCTCCCTCCAGAAATTCAATCCTGCTGGCCTGGTTCCAGATCTTGACCTCAAGCTGGTCCAGAAGGCCCTCAACCTCGACGTACTTATCGTGCCAGCGGTTTTCTTGTGTTTCCCAATACTGCGCCATTTTCATTTTGGACTCCTTTGATTGCGGCATATGCGTGTGCCTCTATCTGCCTTCTGGTTGCTTCGTCCTCAATATTCTCAAGGGCGATCTTCACGACATGGCCCATGTGCTGGATCATGTGCTGGATGTATTCGGCGGCCTCAGGACCGTCAGGATTGATCAGGATCTTTCGCACCCCCGGATAATACTCCGGGTCGATCTGGTCTCGGGTTGCTCTCAGTTTGCTCTGAATCATACCGCGTTCCTCTTGGGCTGCAAGAACAACTTACTCGGTACTCCTTAACAAATCGTTTTTCTTGGGAGGGAGGTAGCACAATTTTGCATGTTGATTGCAGTACGATCCCCTCACCACTCTTTCACAGCAATATTCGGGCCGACTCATATCATTGTTCGTGATGTAGCGGCATGACCACCGCCGGAGGTTCTGTATTCCGTTTTGCTGGTCCTTCATGTTGGGCTCGTTGGGTAATGGGGGAGCCGAAGCTCCCCCTCGCTAGGCTGACGCCATGTTGATGTAACGCTGCTTGTACCTCTCATGCTGACGCGCAAGCTTCACGTTCCAATGGTTCCAGCCAGCGACGTGGCAAGCAGCCATCCCACGAGGGTCCTTCACGCCATACCTGATGCAGACCTTCATGTGGGCGACTCCTGCCGCGATATTCTCATTACAGTCGTACATTTTGCGGGGGTCGAAGCCCAAGGTCCGCGCCGAGGAATCAATCAATTGAAAGACCCCCTTTGCGTGGCCATGGCGGGTCTTTGGCCCCGTCGCGTTGCACCTGTAACCGCTCTCGACCTTCGCGATCTTGAGGGCGCTCTCAACCCATTGCTCGCCTAGTTCTTTCCTCACCACTGCGGTGATTTGGTCGATCACAACTCTCTTCTTCTGAGATGCGGCGACCTTTGCAGGTTTTACAAACTCGCTCTTCATGGCCTCTTCGCGCCAGAACGAACCTGCGTCTTCCTCAGTGGCCAGAACTGGCGATGACAGTAGTGCTAGTCCCGTCAAAGTGTACGCTGATTTCTTGAACATATGCTGTGTCCTCATCGACTGGCTGCGGTGCCACGGCAGCGGGTTTCTCTCCTTCGGTATCTTTCAGGGCAAACTGCGCCGAGAAAGCGGTGTAGTTTACATTGTCGATGTAGTTGTCAGCAAGCGTAGGGTTTGCGCGGCGTCTTGCCAGTTTTATCGCCTCCATCACCACAGAAATGTCGTATTCATTGTAGTCTTTGCCGCTGATCAGCGAAGCTATTTGCGCTGCGTGGCTGAAAACATCTTTGATGTCGCCATATGCTGCGCCGCGTTCATTGAGTATGGCCGCTGCTTTATAGAGCACGTCTTTGTGGTTCATTGCTTTCTGTCCCATTGTTTGATTTTACCGACATATCGGTGGTTGAGGGCGATCAGCCCATGGCTTTCGTACTCTTTACTGAACTTGCCGGGATAGAACTCTTCGACGATGACGAAGTCATAGTTCATGAGAACATGCACAAAATCTTCAAGAGATTTGGCAGGGTGCTCAACAATGATCCGGTGAATTGGCTCACTGATCTTATCGAAACCGCCTCTGGTTGGCATGTTCATGATGATTTCAAAACGCATCTGGACTCCTTTCTGGGGAGGGGGCGCCCGTAGACGCCCCCATTTTTGTTAGCCGAAGTCTTCGTCCTCAGCCATTGCAGGCTCAGGCGACCTGGCAGTGGGCGCCGATGCGCGAGAGGATCCAGTGGACGGAGGCACAGCCTTGATTGCAGGAGCCGCCTCAGCCTCACGGGCGTTCGGGCCAAGATCTCTCGGCCTGTCAACCCAAGCAGTGATCTCAAAGACCGGGCGATAGTTGGTGGACTTCTTGGCGCCCGAACCGCTCTCAATGGGAATGGTATCAGCCAGGGCAACCACAGGCAGCTTGCCAGCGTTATCCTTCACGCCAGTGAGGTATTCGTCGTGAAGCTTCTCCATGCTCGCCAGAAACGCTCCTGACGTGCCTGCAAGCTCACGGCAATCGCTGCCGCAATCCTTGCCAAGCCTCACGCTCATTCTCATGCCCTGCTTGTGGTTTTCAGAAGGGCAAGCAGGCAGCGCAGTGCCGAGCGGAACCATGACGAAGTCAGGCGCCGAACCAGTCGCGAAGTTAATGTAGCCGACCTCGACATTCTCAAAGTCAAAGACAGCCTTGAACTTTTTGGTGATGTCCACAGGCGTAGAGATGCCGTCCACCTTATCGACACGAAAGACGCGCCCAGCGCGGGCATCGTACTTGATGATCGGCAGGAAATTCTTGCTGCCGGTATTGATGTTGAGACCTAAACCCATTTGCGTGTTCCTTTTACCAATGCGCCTGTCTGGCCAGCCGCTTGCCTTCGCCCACTCGGGCAGAACTGTACCCCGTCGCTTCTGCACACAGCTTGAGAAGCGACGGGGCTTGCCGTGGGCAAGTTATCTCACCCATCCATCACAACCGTCATGCTAATCATGACGACGGCAATCTGTCACAGACCCCACACCTCAAACGCCGCTTGGCGCGCGAGAGGGTCTGAGAAATAGAAGCTGTCGGTGTCAGGCACCACCAAGGACGCCAGCACCTTCGGGTCGTCGCTAATCGCGAGGAACCGCTGAATCGTAAAGGCGACACGCTCGAGCGCCTGCACATGCTCCCTGACGTTCTCAAGTTTGTACGTCGCCACCTTCTTCGGCGTGATGTAAGTCAGCCGGGCGTCGATGTTGTCGCCGAGGCAGGCGGCATACAGAGCCACCTGACGAGCATGATTGACCTTGATCTTCGACGGCAGGGCGTGGGTTGTCTTCAAATCCAACAGGATCCCGTGCTCTTCCCATGCCACGTCATAGAACCCGATGATCGGCACAGCGAGGCCTTCAACGTCCCACGAGATCTTGCCCTGCGTCGATGACGGCTTCCCATAAGAGGAAAGCTCGGCCATGGCCTGCTTGACCATCTCAGGGACGGCCTCGGCTTCCTTGGCTTTGCGCGGATCCCCGCTGAGCGATGTCAACTTGCTGAATGTGTCCTGAGCAATCTTGATCGCTTCAGATGTGGATAAGTCATTCAACAGCGCAGAGACGACGCCATCTTCCACCGACGTCCCCCGATGTGCAGCAGCGCCCACCTGTGACCGTTTACCCATCAAACGCTCAAGCACGAACGAGGCTGGAGAGCCTATGAATGTGTTGCAGGCGCTGGGGGAAAGATGCTGAATGCCGTAGGCTTCAAAGGGATTAGTTGGACTGGTCATGTGATTTGCTCGGTTGATCTGATGCACAGGCTGGACGAGTCGCGGAGATTCGTCAACCCTGTTTTTTTACTTTTCACAGATTGACACATTGGAATTTTTGTCCAACCTTGTGGAGATGAGCAAATCGCAAATCGACTGGGATCTGATTGACACCTTCGCCGAGCTGAAGGGTGTCTCCTACTGGGCCCGCCGTAAATGGCGGCAGCGCAATCATGTCCCGCACAAGTGGCGGCTCGGGCTTGTTTGGTGGTCTGCTGGGCGCATCAGCCTTGATTGGTTCCGTTCTATGGACAAGCAAAATCGGAGGAATGCGGCATGATTTATATCGGCATCGACCCCGGCCTGAATGGCGCCATCGCCTTCCTCGACACCGAGAAGGGAAACCTGTCCGTCTTGGACATGCCCGTGCTTGAGGTGCGGCGGAACGGCAAGACCAAGAAAGAGGTCAGCCCCCACGGCCTCGCCAACATCCTGACGCTCGGCGCCTGCGGCTGGAAGCCCGCCGCCGTCTTGGAGCGGGTCGGTGCAATGCCGGGGCAAGGCGTCACCAGCGTCTTCTCCTTCGGGCGCAGCGTCGGCCTCGTGGAGGGCGTCTTGGCCGCCTACAATATCCCCGTCTCCATCGTCACCCCGCAGGCGTGGCAGAAGGCGGCGGCAGTGCGCGGCGGCAAGGACGGATCTCGCCAGCGCGCCTGCGAGCTGTTCCCCAATTACGCGGGCCTGTTCTCCCTAAAGAAGCACGACGGTCGCGCAGATGCGGCCTGCATGGCTTGGTATGCAGCAACAAGATAGGCCAGACCAACATGAGCATCGACGCGAAACAGAAGGATCTTGTCAACAAGCTTCTGGGGATGCTTGGGTCAGACTTTGATGGTGAGCGCGCCGTTGCGGCGAAAAAGATCTCGGACATCGCCAAGGCGAACAAGCTGTCGATCTCCGACATGATGCGCTTCTGCTACGCCTCCGCGTCCAGCCAATATCGCCAGCCGCCTCCACCCCCACCACCGCCCCCAAGGGGCGCCAAGAAAGAGCCTTGGAACACTTTTGGCGATGATAACGTTTTGGACGAGCTCAGGGATCTGGTCGAAGAATATGGCGTTGAGCCTCTCTCAGCCTGGGAGGCGAACTTCACACGAGACATCTGCGATCGGGATCCAATGTATCTTTCCGACAAGCAGAAAGCAGTGATGGAACGCATCATTGCAAAACTCAAGAAATGCGCCACGGGCGCCTTCTAATGAAGCGAGACAAAAATGAGACCAGAAATGTCGTTTGATCCAGAATTTGCCGACCCGACGGAATGGGCGAAGATGTATCGGGAGCTCGGCCTTCAGGTCGTGCCAGCCATGCGCCCATCAGAACACAAAACACAGTGGAAGCGCCCGGCGCTCCCCAAGTGGCGAGAGCTCGAACACGAGCTCGCCCCCGACTTCACCTTCGAGCGCTGGTATGGCGACAATGGCGAACACGCCCGGCGCTACAACATGGGCGTCATCGCTGGCGCCTGCTCGTCTGGCGTCTTCGTCGTCGATCTAGATTTGCACAAGAATGTTCGCGCACAGGCTTGGTGGGACGAAATGTCGCACATGGCTACCAATGCAGGCGACCTCGACACGGTCGAGCAGGAAACGGGCGGCGGTGGCGTTCAACTGTTCTTTCGGGCGCCGATAGGCTGGATCCCGCCGACCTGCAAGACGTCGATCGGTGTGGACATCCGTGGCCAAGGCGGTTTCGCCATGATGCCACCCTCGATGCACGAGAGCGGCACAGCCTACCACTGGAAGGAGGGTCGCGAGCCGTGGACCCTTGAGATCGCCACAGCGCCCCAATGGCTCTGTGACCAGATCAACACCCTGGCCCAAGAGCATGGCGGCTCCAGTGGATCGCCGTCAGGACCGGCACAGCGCACCAGCAGCCCCGGCACGTCAACAGACGCCTTTGGGCGCATTGTAGACGGGCGTGAGGAGCACATGACCAAGATGGTCTGGGCCCGCGTCGTGCAGGAATATCGGGAGTCCCCGATCATGCCCGGCCAGGCCGAGCAGGACGAGATGCTTCGGGAGCTGTTCTCAAAATACGAGCGGGCGGCCAAGTCCCGCATCGTCGAGCGCGGCACACCAAACCATATCTTGCTGGAGCGCGAAGGCCGAGGCATCACCCTCTTCAGGCAGAAGTGGAAGTCCGCATTTGACCAGTGGGACGGCAAGGTCAGGGATCACGCAGGTGCGCCACCCCCTCAAAAGGAACGGCCCCAGCAGTCGTCTGCGGGCCAGCAGCAGGAAAAACAATCAGGTCAAGCGGAGGCCGAGCCCAAGAGCGAGGCCGACGCAGATGCAGAAGACCCCGGCGCCGAATTTAGGCAAGACTTCAACCTCTTTGAGCTCTTATCCGTGACAGCGATCAAGAACCTTCCCGATCCCGAGTGGCTCATCGACGGCATGGTGATCGACCGTGGCCTTGGTTTTGTGTTCGGGCCTCCGGGCTGCGGCAAGTCTTTCATCACCCTGGGGCAGGCCCTGTCCATCGCCTGCGGCCTCGACAGTTGGTGGGGCCGCCAGATCAAGAGAAAGGGCCCCGTGATTTACATCAGCAGCGAGGGCGTGGGCGACATCAAGTTCCGTCTCAGGGCGTGGGAGAACCACCTC